CTACAACTTCACTTTCATCCAGTCGAGACCGCGATCGTTATGATACTGCGCTGTCATCCTGTCTGATGAATGACCCAGTAGCTGCTGGGTGTTGATGCCTTGCTCCTCATACAGACGCTCCGAAAGAGAACGCTGCTCGTGAAAGGTCGGCATTGTTTTTCCGTCCTTCACGGAAATGCCCGTGCTATCGATCGCGAGCTTGAAGGAGACGCTAAGGCTGTTCTGGCCAACCTGGTCGCTTGCCTTCACATTACCGCTTGATGTCACGTGATGAAGAAGCCAGGGGCTAACTACCCGATCCCTACATCGCTTGATCACCTGCGCCAGGGTGATATCCAACATCTCGCAGCGTAGCGAGAGCGGTATAGCCAGTTTCGCCCCTGTCTTTTGCTGCTCAACGTGGAGATGGCCGTCCCAGACATCAGAGAACTTCATTTTGGCGATATCACCGCGGCGCTGCCCGGTTACCACTGCCAGAAGCATGGAGTTTTGGACGTAGGGTGCCATATTACCGGCCGCTTCGAATATCGCCTTCCACATCTCAAGGTTCAGTCGCGAACGGGTCACCCGGACAGTGACTTTTCTTGTGGCCAGCGCCGGGTTATACCCAGGCTCAACTTCACCTGCGTGCTGCGCCTCTCTGAACAGATCAACCCAGACGCTACGGAGTGTTTGCGCCATTCGTGCTTTGCCCCTGGCTTTATATTCATCGGTGATGGCCGCCAGCATTTTGGTGGTGACTTCCTGAATGGCAATGTCTGGCATCCTTTCAGCCAGCACGTTGGTGCAGGTTCTTCTGGATTTAAGCGTATTGATTTTTATCTCCTTATTGCTGAGTCGCTCCTCCTGAATTTTCAAATACCGTTCGATCCATACGCGCATCCGCATCGATTTCTTTGCGTTAACCTTCTTATGGCTGACCATATCGATCAGGGCAAACGACTGAGCAGCTTCCTGCTGCGCCAGCAGTCGATTCAGTTCAGTGGCGGCCAGTCTGGCCGCCTCCTGATCGGTACCAAAACCGATAAATTGACCGGTTAAAGGGTGCCGGTATTGCCAGTAGATTTTGCTGTTGCGCTTATCCAGCTTGCAATAGAGATTTGGGATATCAACCCTGTGATTACGTGGTCTGGCTGCCATTAATTACTCGCTCCATAAGCGTCTTCACCGCTTTCGGCATGCGTGGTGGTAGAACCGGCGATGCGAGCAAGCCAATGAATTTGGCCTCTTCATCGATAACCCATCGCCGGCCTTGTTTCAGCGCCCTTGGGATTGTTTGTCCTGTTTTTGCAATCCTGTGCAGCGACGCTCGGGATGGTGGTTGCTTAAAGCCGTTAGGACCGGAAGCCCAATCTTCTAAGCTGACGAGCTGCCCCATGAAAACCTCCAGTTTGATTAATATGAGCCATCAAAGCCCGGTATGGTGATATTTCAATATCAGGCTGCCTGCCCGGGTAAGGATCGTAGGCGGCGCATGCCGGTCATCGCTGTGGCCACGTAGCTCGCCTTACGATTCACCACTTCAACCCAAACTTTCACACCTTCAACTCTCACGGTGTAGGTCTCTTTCATCTTGCTTCGCCCGTAATTGCCGTAACGCCCCTGATGAGCGGCGAGTGCTATGTCGCATGCCTGACGAGCCAAAGGGGATTGCCTACTACCTCGATTGATCAGTCGCATATTGTCTCCTTAAGGGAGGGTTTCCCCTCCCGATCTCCCTAAGCCACGTATTCTGGTTTCATATCCGCCAGGGTGATGCTGAACTGCTCATGCAGTTCTTCGCCCAGATGACGTTTTGCTGATGCCAGTACGCGCTCAACCTCCAGGAATCGTTCTGCTGCATCGGGTTCATCCGTGGACGGCAGGGAATTGATTGCTGCTTCTACTTTGTTACATGCGTCTACCAGGTAGTAGCGCTTCACGGCTTTGTTTTTAAGTTCGGTGAAAAGAGCCGAACCTAGCGTGACTTTGATGCTTTCGATGTCTGCGCGAAGTGCCTTTGCGCAGTCCACATCCTGAGCCGTCTCGATTCGGTCGCGGAAGTCATCGGCCAGGGCGTCAACATTGACGGCTGATTCTTTCGCAGTTTGTGTAGTTGTTACGGTGTCACCAGATATTTCCGTGAGGCTGACACGCTGCGGCGCCGGGTTAATTTCCTTCTCTGCAGGTTGATCAACCTCATCCTGGCTGTAGACGCCGAGAATGACTTCAGGGCAGTAAAGGCGAGCCCAGTACTTCACTGCAAGGTATGCGATCTGTTGCTTGGGCGCCGTTTTCCACAGCGGAGAATTTCGGGTCGAAACATCAGCCAGATAAATTGGTTCGCTCCAAGTGATATCCTTTTCACCGCGCAGGACTGCACCGACCTCAATGTACAGACCCAACTCATCGCGGTTTTCTTTCTTACCGGCGATCTTTTCCCAGTCGCCGCCATATTCATAATGAAAGCGACCCACAATGGCGTTGGAGCTGGATATAACCGCATTAACCAACTGCGCTTCGTAGCCCAGCACGCCGTTTACAAGGTGTGTTTTCTGTGCAACTGCGTACGGATTCATGCCCCATTGCATAGCCTGCATAACGATTGCCATACAGTCGGCAGGTTTACCGACCAGGTGTTTTGGAACGGTAACGGCGGACTGCGCCATCAGCTCAGCAAATGAGGTCAGTTGACCCAAAGCCTGTACGTTAAACACAGCATTGCTGGCAGAAATGGTGTTGGGTGCCTGCTCAGTCGTAATGATGTTGGTGTTTTGCATAGTCAGTTCCTCCATTAAGCCAGACGCAGCGCTTCAAGGCGGCGCAGGTCGAATTCGTTCAGTTCATCGGTGTAATCGTCGGTGATTGGCGCTGGCCATTCGCCAGTGTCGAATCCGGTAGCGATAGCGCGCATCGATTTGCGATATTCGAGCATGCCCAGTTCGAGCAGTTCTGCGGATGCTTCGATGATGGCTATCCAGTGGTAGTTCTCGTCTTTGTTGACGAAGATCCAGAAGAACTGATCCAATGCTGCGGTTTCGCAGTACATTGCCGCGCTCAGGTGGTAATCACGGTCGATGATTTCGCGGTGAAGTTTGGCGCGAAGTCCTTCCTGCTTAATGTTCCACATGCTGATGGTTTTCAGATCAGCGCCAATACGCACGCCGTCTATGTCGATCTCGAGATCAGGGCGGACACGCACTTCCAGGCCGGTTTCATCGTCAAAGCCAAAGTAGCTGACCTCCACTGCACGGCTCGGGTGCTGGAGTAGCATCCCGGCGGTTGGGTGCGCCAGAAGGGCTGACTGAATAGCCAGCGCGGTCGCCAGCTGCTGGCGCGTCACCAGAATCTTGTCGCCCGGGTTGTCGCGCCATGCGTCCAGCAGTTCGTCGGCAAACACGGCATCCGGTTTCACAGATTGCACGGACTGCATCAGGTCTGCTTTGGTTCCAGACACTTTCAGTGGCGCAGGCTTCTGTGTTTCATGTGCGACCATGTCAGGATTGACGATCGCCAACTGCTCGAGCAAGGCCTCGCGGCTGCCGCTGGTTTTCACCTGCGATGGAAGGGTGGAGTTATATTCTTTGATGCAGGCTTTCATCGCCGTGGCGGTTTGTTTCTGTTCTGTTTCGATACGCTGAAATTCAGCTGGCAGCGCCATGTAACTTTGAGCCGTTTCTTCAAGCGAACCGCCAAGCGACACCTGCGGTGGCAGGGTACTGTTGTGCGCTTCCAGCAGGGCTTTAATTTCGTCAGCGCTCAGCAGTGCCGGCAGACTGGCGTTATACGTGTCGATGAACTCGCGAAGTGTGGCGGTCGTGGTAAAGGCACTCTCCGGAATCAACGGTTCAACACTAAATTCTTCATCCAAATTTTCAGGCTGAAGAGCCAGTGCATGCACAAGGTTGCCCATATCCAATACTTTGGAAGGTGCGCGAGGGATAGTTTTGGCTACGTGACGCGCGTTGAAATACATCAGACTCACTCGCGCATCTTTAACCTGCGTCGAGCTGATGCCATTCGCCGCGTGATAGACGTCATTTGGCAGCCCTTCATAGCGGCCTGGTTCGAAGTAAGCCGGATATTCTGGTTCGGCCTGTTTCGCTTCTGGCTCGTTTTGTACCGGTTCTGGCGCGTTCTGGTTTACAAAATCGCTGTTTTGGCTGACTGAATCATCTTTTTGGTTAACATCCGCCATATTAAGGTTTGCGAGGCTTGGCGCCGCGGCGGCAAGTACATCAGCCGGCGCTAAGATATTTGCTTGCGAATCAGCTGTAACAGCGCCCTCGACTGGTGGTATCGCATCATTAATTTCGACTTTCTCTGGCTGAGCCTTTTCCATCTGCTCATTGCTGAAGTTCTCCTCTTTAACAGATGACCGGTCATCTTTTACTGTTGGTTTTTCATTCATCAGACCATCGATGGAGAACACGCCGCTGCCGAGATTTTCAACTTGCGGTTGCTCTAACGTAACTTCAGTTTCGGCAATTGGAGCAGGCAACGGCAGCAATTCCACAGCAACGTTAAATTCAGCCGTCATAGTCTGGTTAACGAACTCAAGATGAGCTGCTGGCGTTCGATGGATGTTCTCGGGTGCGATGCGAATCAGGTTAAAAATTGCCGCGCGGTTTACCGCCAGAACGCCCGGTTGATTGCGCAAAATGGCGCTCCATGACTTCCACGGTTCTTCTTTTTTAGCCACGACTTCTTTGGCTCGACGATGGATGCTGCCTGGTATCTCAAGATGGTTGAAGTCCATCGGTAGCAGGGCGCAGGCAATTTCCAAATCCAGAGTGTCCAGTGTATGGTGCGCACCTTCGCCGCGATCGGTGACATAATCGCTATCGGCATTCGTACCGGAATCGGTGCGCTGAACATTGCTAATGCGATTGCCAGCGGCCCATTCGCGTACAAGAATGCCGCGGTCAATGTGGTCGGTTGCAAACCAGATGGTGAGGAAATGGATCAATGTTGCTAGTTCGGAACGCTTTTCCTGTGGAAATATGCTTTTAACGGCGTTAACCGCTTTCCATACGGTGCATTCGTTCGCAGTTTTGAACCCGTCTACGTTTTCAGCGGCAAGAAGCAAGTTCTGGACATAGCTGTTATCCACATCCATGGCCAGTCGTTGAACTTCATTTTTCAGTTCTGCATCGATGTGATAGGCGTATTCTTCTTCAGCCAGAAATTCTGCCAGTATCCGATGGCGCAACGGCAGTGTCGCGACAGTGAACAGCGTAGGAGTTTCTTGCTCACGGAATTTTTCGACTAAAGCAGTTGATGAGCCAGATTCTAATTCGCTGGTGGTATGGCTTTTTTCTTCAACCTTTACTTTTTTCTGCCACGTGCGCTGGTCTTCATCCAGTTCGTAGCGCTTGCACCAGGCGTAATCCACTGTGCTTTCTTCCGGCAGGTCGTCACAGACCGGAAAATCAGTGCGGATTGGCTTCTGAAAGTCCTTACCCCGTCCAGTTTCAATACCAGCATCTTCGAGCTCAACATCGAGCTGCAGATTGGCGCGAGCTTCGGATTTCGCAGTGAACCATATCACTGCGTCGTCTTTGCCGGATTTCTGCGTAGCTTTAACTACATAGAAAAATTCCATGTGAGATCCTCTTTTTTGGATGTAAGATCCCCGGGCCAGATTAAGCGCCCATTGGGTGAACTTTGGTTTTGTTTAGTTTTCCGGTGTAACTTTGGTCGGTGTCACCGGACGTACAGGCCGCCTTGCGCGGCTTTTACGTTAGCTTTCGTGGGCCATCTGGTCGTACGAAGCACAACGTTCAGAGCAGTACTGTTTTTCTTTGCGCGCCAGCTGCGAGCCGTTGCGATAGAGAAGGGTACTTTTAACTACTTCCTCCGGTTCAACCGGCTTGCCGCAGTACCCGCATTTCGTTGAGTTACACATCTGGATTTCCCTTTTGCGCCAGCAGATAGCAAATGCGGCGGATAGTGGCTTCAAACCAGTTCAGGCGTACTGCCTGCTGCTGTACCGGTTGGCGTGCGTAATCAATCATATTGATCTCCTGTTAATGCCTGTCTTTTCACCACTTCAGGCTCGGTGGTATGCTGTCAGCTCTCACACAGCCAGCAAGGACTTAACAATGAATGGAAAAGTAGTTCCGTGCCCGATTTGTCAAAATGAAGCTATTGTTTCGAAGCATCAGACCCTTTCCCCAACTCTCAAGACCTCAGTACCCTGTTATATCTACACGTGTGAAAAAGACGGATGGTTCAAGCTTTCAGAGTCTGTACACTCGCTTTTAATTGATAATCCAGCACCAACGGTCATTAACCGTTTAACCAAAATCGTTACTGATAATTACTTCCCGGCAAGTTTGATCCCTGCGGAAGCAGTGACTCCACTGAGACTTATCGAAACTCTCGAATAAAGTCTTTGAGACTTTCACTTCGATATCCCAGGCGGCTCATTTTTGCAGCGACTTTGCCGCGAGGAATTCCGCCTGCCTTGTTAAATCTTTGCATAGCTAGACGTGAGTGCTTGTATTCAGGGCTCTTCAAACCCTTGCCTCCGTCCTGACGCGAGCTTGGAAGCTCCAGGGGTTTTTGTGATGTGATGTCGTTGCGTGCCCAGCATGCAGCAAATCCGTACATGCCTGTTTTCTTCGTATTTCCTTTCATTTCACCCTCATTTGCCTTATCGCCGGCCAGCGGAACGTTAAAACCTGATGCGCGATAGTTCTCACCACTTTCGGCAACTTTTGCCTGAGCGGTTCGTAGTGCGTCTTGGTGATACTAGTAAATCACCACTTTACTAAATGGTCAAGTATTGAAGTGGTAAAAAGTACAGCATTGCTTTACTGGTGGGATTTGAAGTGTGAAATTGCGTGATTAGAGGCAAAAAAATCCCGACGATAAGGTCGGGATCGGTGAGTTTGGGGTAGGGTGTTGGCTGCGGAACTGTGGGGGAAGGTCTACAAAACCGACTCGTTGGCTGAGTTAAAAATGATTATAGGCCTAAAAAGGGAAATCAATTTGTCTTTGAGGATTGATTATTTTTTTTACATTCACAACTTCATATGACGTCTTAATACCTTTATCAGCAAGATATTGAGTAATCTTTAAATCAACCAATAAAAGGTCTCCTTTTGCAAAAGCTACTGACTGTTCATCAATCGCTTTGAGGAATTTTTCGTCGCTAACCTCTGCTTGAAATGGACTTGCACCATCTGAAAAATTCCATTTATGTCCATTACGAAAAGAAATATCAAGTGGATGAAGGGCTCTTTCCGTAATAGATTCAGAGATTATAGTTTCTTCAGCGCTGTCAACTTTGAAAAATAATGCTTCGTCTTTAGTTACTTCAACAAAAGTATGACCATTGTCGATTGTGACAGCAAAGCTATCAATTCCATCTTTTTCCAATGGTTTTGAAATGACATTTTCAAGGGATCTTCTAATCTTTTTATTTTTATAAAGTTCCAAAACTTGATTGTCAAAAACCTCACTTTCATCATCGATGAAAATTTCGGCGTTGCCATCAAATGTTGGCTCAATGCGCTTAATCTTTTTTGGACCTAACCATTTTATAAGTTGAATAAGACCTTTGTAGGACTGCTTGCTGGCTAAATAACCGAAACCTACCAAACTTATAATGTTGCAGGCTGCTGATGCATTAGTACCGGAAAAAGCACCAATTATTTGGCTAGAGATGGAGGTTGATTGAGCAATAAGGTCAACGCCAAAAGAACCCGCCTTGAAAGAAGCATTAACTTTTACAGATATGCGTTTATCTTTTCCATAGATTGTCTTACCTGCTTCTTCCAGGGCATCGGATAGCGACAAAAGCGCTGGCGCAAGGTCTCGCACATCCATCTCATGCGTGTCTAATGCCGGGCCATCGTAAACTATTCTGAACTTCATATCGTCATTTTCCATCAACGCCTATCCTGTGCATTACTATAAACCTGATCGCATATACAGTACATTTTATTAAGCCTTCGTTCAGATGCTTTTAATGCCTATTGCGACCAACGATATGCTGTTCAGAATGAATCATTCCCCTTGTGACCTGATCCGGCCCTTCATGTACTTCTCATACAGCTCGTCCAGCTCCTTCAGCCGAAGCGCGAAGATGCGGAGCATGTTCTGTTGCTCTTCCTCCGGCAACTGGCGGTAGAGCTCCAGCAGGCGCTGTTCGTCCGGCTTGAGCCCGTCTTTCTCGCCAACGTCCTCTCCAAGTAACCATGGCACCGATACGCCAGCTGCATCTGCAACAGCCAGGGCTGATTCTTTGCTTATCTTACCGGTTCGAAACCATCCGGTTACCGCTTGCTTACTGACGTTGGCAACCTTGGCCATCTCGGTTTTTGAGAAGCCTTTGCCATTCAATTCAGTCAGCCTGGAAATAAGGCTCTGGTTAGGATCTTTTTTATTCATGTATGGATTGTAAACAATAGCTTTACCAGTTGGTAGGCAGGCGTGTATTGACTCAATGGTAAATTGGTGCTTTACTTTGCTCACTTAAGGAGGTCCTATGACTGGTATTGAAAATGCAATTCTCCGATCTGGCTCGGCCAGTGCGCTTGGCGCTTTGATCGGCGTTTCAAAAATGGCCGTTTCTCTGTGGCGACGCAATGGCATTCCTGCGGAGAGAGTACTGCCCATTTTTACGGCTACTGGCGTAACTCCGCACGAGCTGCGCCCTGATCTCTACCCGAACCCCACTGATGGTTTACCAAAGTAGGAGCACTAACAATGCAAACACTTTCTTTTCAACAGAATAACAGGGCTCTGACAGAGCGCCTGACATTCCAGTGTCACCAGCCAGAAGCCACAACTGACCAAGTCGATCACCGTGCTATCTGCTCTGCAGTACGCGCCTGGTCGGCGACAGAGGGGCGGATGGTTGTTGCCTTGGTAATCAAGGAAGCTGCTGAGCAGATGGACTTATCCGACATCGACATGTCCGGTAACGCGGACGTGTGGAACGTGAAGCTGTTTCGCTGGCTAGACAATAAGGAGATGTCACCAGTTTACCAGGCGAACGTCGAGCAGCTTGCGCCAGCGATCATCTCCGTCCTGCCACTTGCGTATCGAGACCGCGTAATTAAGCACGATCACGTCGCGCTGCGAGTAGCTCGTTCGGTGAAAGAGGATGCCGATGCCATTCAGGCCGTCGTGATGAAAGCGCCCAAGCACGAACGGCTTAGGGAGATTAGCGAAAGCATTGTGGCGAAGCTTCATCTGGACGGGCCGGACTCAGTGGCACCACTGATGGCGATGGTTACAACAATGTTGGGGGGTATATGACAGGTTTAAAAATGGGGAAAGCCGCGGTGCCAGAACACCAACGGCTTTCAAGTGCAAAAACTGTGCGTCATTGCGGAAAACACTATGCCAAATACCGCTGAAATATACAAGTTCCCCACGCAACAGGGGAAACAGGAGAGCCGCATGGCTGAGCTGGAGAATGGCTATTTGCGTTTAGCCAACCAGATTCAGGATGCCCTGTGTATCGTCGAGCTATCAGGCCGTGAATTCCGGGTGCTGAACGCTATCGTTCGTCTGACCTATGGCTGGTCTAAAAAATCAGATCGCATTGCCAACAGTCTCATTGCAGACAAAACGACGTTGAAGGTTAAGCACGTATCCGAAGCGGTGCTGAGCCTCGCCTATCGGAATATCATCATTCTGCGCCGAATTGGGCAAACCAGATACATTGGGATTAATACCAGCCTGGATAAGTGGGCTTATACGAAGCCAAATTGTATGAAGTGTCCAGCGGCGTATCCGGCTGCTGAAGCTGCTACATGGGTTATCACAATCCCTGAAGTCAGTCTTTGCAATCCCCAGAAACAGGGATGGTTATCCCCGAAAACAGGGACAGCTATCCCTGAAAACGGGGATGATGAAAATACCCCTCAAACCATCCCTGAAAATGGGGATAGTTATCCCCGAAAACAGGGAAAGGTATCCCCGAAAACAGGGAACACCAAAGACATTCTTTCAAAGACAAATATAAAAGATCTAACCCCCTATAGTCCCCCAGGGGGGAAAGTGAAGTTTGACCCGCTTAGCATGCCAATTCCTGAATGGCTGAATGCTGAATCCTGGAATGAGTGGGTCGCTTATCGCCGCCAGGCTGGTAAGCCCATCAAAACCGAAATGACCGTGACCAAGGCATTCAACCTGCTGAAAGAGTGTCTGGACGAAGGGCATGATCCGGTATCCGTTATCAACGCGAGCATTGCCAATGGTTACCAGGGGCTGTTCAAGCCGAAATTTGGACTCAGCAGCCGCCAGGCAGTCCGGGATGTAAATCAGATATCCCGTCCTGACACCAAAATCCCGACAGGCTTCAGGGGGGCAGAATGAAAAACGTCATCGGCACAGGCAGCGCGCTTGAGCGCCTGAAGAGAATTATCCCGTCCAGTGTGCAGCCAAAGTTTACCAGCGTTGAAGAGTGGCAGGCATGGCAGGAAACCGAAGGGCGCAAGCGCTCCGGGGAAATCGACAAACTGAACCAGCGTGCCCGGTCAGAAAAGATTTTTGGCCGCGCCGGGATTCAAGCACTGCACCGCAGCTGCTCCTTCGCAAACTACCAGGTGTCGAGCCCGGAGCAGCGCCAGGCGTACAGCATGGCGAAGAGCTACGCGCAGAACTTTGGCGGCGGCGGATTCGCAAGCTTCGTCTTCAGCGGCGCGCCGGGGACCGGAAAGAACCATCTTGCTGCGGCGATCGGTAACTACCTGCTGGCCGCTGGCCACTCCGTTCTGGTGGTGACCATCCCTGACCTGATGCTCCGTGTGCGCGAATGCTACGACGACGGCCAGTCCGAATCCTCCCTGCTGAATGACCTGTGCAACGTCGATCTGCTGGTGCTGGACGAAGTCGGGATCCAGCGTGGTTCCAGCGCTGAGAAGGTGATCATCAACCAGGTAATCGACCGCCGGCTTTCCGCCATGAAGCCAGTAGGCATCCTGAGCAACCTGAATTACGAAGAGTTGGTTGCCACACTCGGCGCGCGGGTCGTGGACCGTCTCCGGATGGACAGCGGCATTTGGGTCAATTTCGACTGGGCCAGCTACCGCGGGAAAGTGTCACACCTGTGTGCCGTGGGTAGCAAGGGGGTTGCAGATGGCCAGTAGCAACCTCTGGACAATCATCCGCGCCATCCAGCGCAGCGGGGAGATCACCCCGCGCCAGGTTCGCCAGCTGCTGGGCTGCGACAGCAAAAAGGCTTGTCGCCTGCTGGAGCACCTCGTTTCTGCTGGTGCTGTGAAGAACATTGGCCAGCGCCGCCACCCGGTCTACGTCATGGAGCCGGGCGGGGAGACTCGCATTAAGCCAATGCCGGTGGCGCGCCAGAAACCCAGCATTGCAGACGTTTGCCGCCAGAACTGGCAGGGCTATCAGATCCACAAAATTATCGGGAGTGCACGGGCATGAGTGATTCACTGAACAACAAAGAGCTGGTGGCCGTGGGCCATCAATTTGCTAAGGCGATGAGCAGCGACACGCCGATCATGGACATTGCGAAGATTGTTTCTCGCCTGGCCGAACGGCTGGACTGCACCACCGCGGCGCTGCGTGAGATGACAAAGCAGCGGGATGCGCTGGCGGCCATGCTTCAGTCTGAGCCGGTGAATGAGGCCGCCAAACATAGGTGATTTGTAACACATCGATCGAATGCTGATTATAGGGAATCAGATTATTTTTTTGATTCCCTTTTTGGGAAAGGAAACTCCAAATAATCCATGTCGTAGTTAATTTCTACCTCATTGACCCATTTCCACCACTTGTCTCTATACTCAACAGCGTAACAGTGCTCTTTTGCTTCCTGAAGGTTGTCTAATAACTCTTCACTCAATTCAGGATGCTTTTCGATGAAATCGTTAAGGTTTTTTTCAAAAACACAAGAACGAAGCGCCATGCAATAGAAAGCCTTGCGCATTTCTACTATTTGCGCCTCATATGCCTTAATCTTCCCTTTATACTGAGCTTCCATTGCATTTTTTTGAATCCTCAGTTTCGAAAGAGCGGCATCCGCATCCAAACGCTGAGTCTGTAAATCAAGCTCATGAGCTAGTTTTTCTTTATGAGCAGTCTCGCTTACCCTGTGAGCTTCTCTATCCCTTTGCGCGGCATCGAAGTCGTGGTTAAAAAATGGATTATTACCTTTTCCCCAGAAACCCATAACCATATCCTCAAGTTAATGTAAGTAAACCCACCGAGACTCTCAGGCTTATCCTCCCAAAATCAGAAGGATATAGCAATGCATGCTGTCGCCGTTCACTAAGGTGTTGGCGCAGGCAACCCTGCTGAAGGTCTATGCCGGGAGGCAACAGACCGCCTGATTCATCCCATGAATGCAGCTTATCCTCGGCATTTTCCCCTGATCGATAATACCGATCGATATCAAGATATTGATCTATGAAATTGATCAGATATTAACCGCGGTGCGGCAACAAATTATCAACCTGACATGAAGTGTCAGCCCTGCAATATACCCTCAGGCGCAGGCCTGTTCCTGGTTCGGCAGTATTGAGGGGTGTCTAATCAGATATTTACCCCAGTACTTTCAGCCCAGACTAAGTGTTAAAAATAACGGTCAGTTTTTACATGGAATTAGCGTAAAAATTTATTCAAATCAATCAGATGAGTGGGCTTGCGCAGACATGCCTTTCATGTGCATACTTAAGCCAAACGGATAATTACTGTTTATATATACAGTATTTTGTTGTATGGTTTAAGTGCTACAGAAAAAAATGAATTTTTCTTCCGGCGAACCTATTAGGAAATTTGCGCCATTTGTTATTTTGGCTCTGTGGAGTGGAGTTCTCCCCGCCGGGAGAGGGTATTTGGTGATAGCAAAGTGAGGAGGTCGATGTGAAAGAAAAGCAGGAGCAGGGTGACTGGTACGACATTATCAGGCGTTCAGACGGCAAGCTTATTGGTTCAATGCCGTTTGAAAGCCGATGTCTCGTTTACACCAGGAATGGCATGGTGTCGTGCCGCCCGCTGCTGGAGGATGAAGGGATTTTTAATCTTTCTTCCGGAACCCGTTTTCTTCGCCGCCTCGGCTACCACGTCAATCAACCCTCTGATATTATGATATCAACGGACTGAACACCCGTTGACCTGATGCGCCACGGAGAACACCATGGCGCAGTTACAACTCATCAAGCAGTCCTCAGGAATCCTGATCCCCGCCACGCCGGAGACCAGTGAATTGCTGCAATCAAAAATCAAGCTCGGCGCCCTGCTGGTGGCCGACTTCAAACAGGTCCGTAATCCGGCCTTTCACCGTCGCTTCTTCGCTCTGCTGAATCTCGGCTTCGAATACTGGGAGCCAACCGGCGGCGCTATCTCATCCAACGAACGCAAGCTGGTGACCGGCTATGCGAAGTTTCTGGCCTCATTTGGCGGGAGCGAAACCGCGCTGTTGGATGCTGCTGAGCAGTATCTCGAACAGGTGGGCAGCCGCCGCATCACCAATGGCATCAGCCTGTGCAAATCCTTCGATGCGTATCGCGCCTGGGTAACCATCGAGTCCGGGCATTACGACGCCATCCAGCTGCCTGACGGCACCCTCCGGAAACATCCCCGCAGTATCGCCTTCGCCAATATGGACGAGACCGAGTTTCAGCAGCTCTACAAAGCCGTGCTCGATGTTCTGTGGCGTTGGATATTGTCGCGCGCATTCAGGGACCAGCGCGAGGCTCAGAATGCCGCCGCGCAGTTGCTGAGCTTCGGGGGCTGACCAGATGGCAAAATCATGGTTCCACTACACCGAATGCACAACCGAGCAGGCCGATGAACTTCAGCGGCAGTACCAGCGCCGCGGCGTAGCCGTAACGCGCAGCCTTAATCGTGATTACCTCACCTGGACCGTCAGCGTTGAGCGGCAGGAGGTGAAGTACCTCGAGCCCACGCCGCGTACGTTCCGCCAAAAGGTCTGGGGGTGAGCATGGCTGATTTACGCAAAGCAGCACGCGGTCGCGAATGCCAGGTGAGGATCCCCGGCGTATGCAATGGCAATCCTGAAACGTCCGTTCTGGCGCACATCCGCCTGGCTGGTTTGTGCGGTACCGGCATTAAGCCGCCTGATCTGATCGCCACCATCGCATGCAGCTGTTGCCACGACGAAATAGACCGCCGAACCCACCTGGTGGATGCGGAGTATGCAAAGGAGTGCGCGCTGGAAGGTATGGCCCGCACGCAGGTTATCTGGTTGAAAGAGGGACTGGTGAAGGCATGAATACCTACAACATCACGCTGCCGTGGCCGCCGAGCAATAACCGCTACTACCGCCACAATCGCGGGCGCACCCACATAAGCACAGAAGGGCAGGCCTACCGCGACCGCGTAGCCCAAATCATCAAAGACGAGATGCTGGATATCGGCATCACCGCGCCGGTAAAGATCCGCATTGAATGCCACATGCCTGACCGCCGCCGCCGGGACCTGGACAACCTGCAGAAGGCTGCATTCGACGCATTGACCAAAGCTGGGTTCTGGCAGGACGACCAGCAGGTTGACGATTACCGCGTAAAACGGATGCCGATCATCAAGGGCGGCAAACTGGAATTGACCATCACCGAGCTGGTGCCAGCATGAAACCAGAACTGATCGAATCGCTTCGCATGCGCTGGCTGCGCCTCCGCATTTATCGCCACCCGGGAAGTGTGCTGGTGGACTACCGCATTCTTCGAAACTTTATTCGCATTTACCTGATGGCAGGAGCCGCAGCATGAACCTCGAAAACACAGTGAAATACCACTTTGCAAAGTCCACGATGATCAGCGACTCCCCGCGCGCCACAGCATCAGATTCACTGAACGGCACGGATATCATGGCTGCCATGGGCATGACTCAGGAACGCGCTGCCATGGGCTACAGTGCCTTCCTCGGCAAAATGGGGATCAGCAACAATGACCGGGAGAGGGCGATCGCGCTGCTGGCCGAGTACGCGCTGACCAAATGCGATAAGGTCGCCGCACTGCGCAAGCTGGAAGCCAGAGTTAAGCCACTGGTGATGCGCCAGCTGGCCTCATTCGCATTTGAGGACTATTCGCGCAGCGCAGCCAGCGTGAAGCAATGCGATTGCTGCTCAGGGAGTGGCTTTATTGAGGCCGATGTTTTCACTATGAAATCGCACTACACCATGAAACTCCCACAGTTCGCAAAAGACCTAAAGCAATCTCCGAGTGATTTCGAGGTAAAACGCCAGATTCGCGAGACAGTCAAAGTGCTTTGCACAAGTTGTAAGGGGAAGCGGGTCGTGAGTTGCGCATGTAATGACTGCCTGGGGCGCGGCAAAGCAGTTAACAAAAAGCTCACCGAACAACAGGGTTTACCGGTCCTGACTGATTGCAAGCGTTGTAGTGGAAGAGGGTACGAGCGTATTCCTTCAACTGAGGCGCATACGGCTGTTTGCCAGATTACTGATGCTATCACGCTTGATACCTGGAAAAAGTCAGTGAAGCCATTCTACGACCAGTTGATTACGAAATTCGATATCGAAGAGGCATGGGCAGAGGCACAGCTAAAACAGATAACAAAGTAGGGTATAAATAAATAGTTCTCAATTTTATCCTGAGCTATTTACTTTTCCCGAAACTGTGATAATTTTGCTCTAACGATGGATAAGTGCATTCGTTATAAGCCCTGCGGTTAACACCGTGGGGTTTTTTTATGTCTTCGTAAAGAGTTCTTACTGGCTCTGGCAACCAGAGTTATTTGTATGTCACGTTACTGACTAAGGTGAAAAGACATGCAAAATCAGAAGGATATGACCGAAGAAGCAAAGGCAGTTTATAACGAGTTAAGCACCACACCAGCGACCGCTGGTGAGATTGCGGACAAAATACATCTGAGCCCAGCACGCTGCCAGTTCATACTGACGCAAATGGTGTTGGCAGGGTTATCCCACTACCAGTTCGGATGTTACAAGCGCCTCCAGTGATGGGGGCTTTTTTTGTGGGAATGGGCGGCTGGCGGGTGTTGTAGCACCCAGCCAGCCATTTGCTCATGTAGAAGGTCACAAGCGAACCAAGGCCCACCGCTTTAGCGCTAAAGCAGAGTGAGCCTACCAGAGACCCGCTTACTGATCTATGAAAAATACTGTAAAAATAAACAGTGTTGAGTTAGTCAACGCTGACAGCCTCCAGTACATCGCTTCCCTCCCTGATGATTGCATCGACTTGATTGTTACCGATCCGCCTTACTTTAAAGTTAAACCGAACGGTTGGGACAATCAGTGGAATGGTGATGCTGATTACCTGCGCTGGCTGGATATGTGCCTGGCGCAGTTCTGGCGAGTACTCAAGCCTGCTGGAAGCATTTATCTGTTTTCTGGCCATAGGCTCGCAGCCGATATCGAAATTATGATGCGCGAGCGGTTCAAAGTGCTTAACCACATCATCTGGGCGAAACCTTCAGGTAGGTGGAATGGGTGCAACAAAGAAAGTTTGCGCTCCTATTTTCCGGCTACTGAGAGAATCCTTTTTGCGGAACACTATCAGGGGCCTTACAAGCCGAAAGACAGTGGCTATGAGGCAAAATCACGAGAACTTAAACAGCATGTTCTTAGTCCGCTGATTTCGTACTTCCGCGAGGCTCGCGAAGCGCTGGGTGTTACGTCGAAACAGATCGCCGATGTCACTGGCAAGAGGAATATGGCGTCTCACTGGTTCGGCGCTAGCCAGTGGCAGTTGCCGAACGAAGTGGACTACCACAAGTTACAGATGCTGTTTGAGCGAATCGCAAAAGAGAAGTTTCAGCGTAACGAACTCGATACGACCCATCACCAACTGGTGGAAGAATGGCAGTGTCTGAATCGACAATATTCAGATTTGCTGGGTGAGTACAAATCCCTTCGCCGGTACTTCTCCGTTTCTGTTTCCGTACCTTATACCGATGTCTGGACACATAAACCTGTTCAGTTCTACCCCGGAAAACACCCCTGCGAAAAACCAGCGGACATGCTGCAGCAAATTATCAATGCCAGTAGCCAGCCGGGCGATATGGTGGCCGATTTCTTTATGGGGTCGGGTTCGACCATAAAAGAAGCGACGGATTTAGGGCGCTGTGCCATAGGTGTGGAATTGGACGAAGATAGGTTTAATGAAACAGTGAGTGAAGTAAGAAATATCCTAAAGGAATAGGAGGGTAGTTACACTGGTTGGTATAAGTTTCATTTTACGTGCTACCTTTTTGAAGGCATTTTATAATGCTCTCGATATAATAATTACATCGCGCGGACTCTGGTTCGCAACGCCGAGACAACTGCAATGACCCATTGACCAGTGATGTTTACTGGTCATTTTTTCCGCCATTAGCTCAATTGGAGAGAGCACGGAGCTTCTACCTCTGTGGTTCGGGGTTCGAATCCTCGATGGCGGACCATCTGATCACACCATAATTAATCTTCAAAATGCTGCCATCCGGCGGCCTTTTAACTTCCTCAATTACGCACCCGCTATTTAGTGAGGTGAGAGTATGTATCGCATGGATAAACTAACGACTGGTATTGCTTACGGGGCATCAGCCGGGAACGCTGGGTTTTGGATGTTTCAGATACTCGATAAAGTCAGTCCATCGCAATGGGCTGCAATCGGCGTGCTTGGCAGCCTTCTTTTCGGTTTCCTGACATACCTGACAAACCTGTATTTTAAAATTAAAGATGATCGGCGTAAGGCCGCGCGAGGTTAATGATGGGAAACAAAGCGAAGCTTAGCGCTGCAATGATATCCCTGATTGCTGCTGGCGCATCAGCACCGGTTTTGTTTGATCAGTTCATTAGTGAGAAAGAAGGTAATGTATTTGTGGCCATCATAGACCCTGGCGGAGTGTGGTCACTGTGCCACGGTGTAACGGTCATTGATGGCAAGCCAGTCATTAAAGGGATGAAAGCAACAGAATCCCAGTGCAAGAAAGTGAACGCCGTCGAGCGTGACAAAGCGTTGGCATGGGTGGATCGAAATATCAAAGTGCCGCTCACTGAACCACAGAAAGTTGGTATTGCTTCATTCTGCCCATACAATATCGGTCCCGGTAAATGCTTTCCGTCCACGTTCTATCAGCGGATTAATGCTGGCGACCGTAAAGGCGCATGCGAAGCGATTCGTTGGTGGATTAAAGATGGTGGTCGAGACTGCCGAATAACCAAAGGCCAGAAGAACGGCTGTTATGGTCAGGTAGAACGTCGTGATCAGGAAAGCGCGCTAACTTGCTGGGGAGTGGATATATGAGCCGTCTCACTACAATCATCTGCACGGTAGCCATTCTCCTGCTGGTATCAATGGCATGGGCGGTTAGCCATTATCGCGGCAATGCCATCACCTACAAAAGCCAGCGTGATAAAGCCACTGAAAATCTAAACCTGGTGAACGCTACCATCAAAGACATGCAGACACGTCAGCGAGATCTTGCTGTACTGGATGCCAAATACACAGGAGAACTCGCTGATGCGAAAGCCAAGCTCAATGATCTGCAGCGCTGCGTTAGCTCTGGCGAGTGTGGGTTGCGCATCAACGCAAAATGTCCCACGAACGGAACGGCCAGCCCCACCAGCATGGATGATGCAGCCAGCCCCCGACCTACTGACGCCGCT